TTCAACTTGTCGCGGCAGCCGGTTAACAGGCTGACGTTCGGCCTCACGGCCTGGGCAGCGTTTTCTCAGAATCCAGAAATCGTGCAGCTTCTGAACAAGTTCTATAGTGGTTCAGATTCGGCCTACAACAGATCAGTGGGAGTAATGGGGCCGTACGAGTTCCGTGGTTCACTGTCTGGCCAGAACGGCATGGGCCAGTTGGACTTGTGGACTTACAACGATTACTATGACGATGAGTTCGGCAACACGATCCCATACATGGACCCAGCCACTGTTGTCTTGACAGGACCGGGATTGCAGGGTGTGCGATGCTTCGGCGCCATTCAAGACCGGGCAGCCGGTCTTGTCGCTACAGAGCTATTCCCCAAGATGTGGTATAACGAAGATCCGTCAGTCACATTCACCATGACGCAAAGTGCACCGTTAATGATTCCGGCGCAGCCGAACGGCTCCGGCCTGCTCCGGGTCGTCTGAGGAGAACGCACCATGCCGAATCTGTTCGTTTCGAAAGCCGTCGTGGTTGTCCGCGAAGGTAAGTCAGTCTACCCAGAAATCAATAAGGTGTTCGACTTCACCCCTGATGAAGCGGGGTTCCTGTTAGCGAAGGGGGCACCTCACGTTAGGATGCCTCACAACGAGCAGCCGATCGAGCACTCTGCGCCCGCCGGCCCGGCGCACGACAAGGCACCGGTCAAGCGCGACCCGGCTGGCGGCCTCTAACAGTGGCTGGGCCCAGCTTCGACCTCGCGGGGCTCAAGACTGCAACCCGGCGGGCTGTGCACGGCACGATGAGTGTCGCGGGCAGCTACACCGATGCCGTCGGCATGACGCCGGTGTGGTTCTCGGTCCGCTGGCACAAGAAGCTGATCAGACAAGGAGAAATCGGTGGTGCCGGCCAGTACGCCGGTATTATCGAAAACGTCAATAAACTGATATTCTCGACCGACGAGATTGCGGTTGCCTCTGTAGACGACTACGGCACGCAGTGGGGCGGTGTCGTGCCGCAACGGCTCGGGCAAGTCTTTATCCCGGCCTACCAGATCACGCTGACCCTCGACAGTCTCGATGTCGATGATGGCCCGATCCGTGTAGTATGGAACGTGGTGCAGGACGTCGGTCTGTGACCGTGAAAGTCCTAGCCACGGGCGTGGACAATTTCGCCGAGTATCTGGCGACGTTTCCGCAGGTGGCTGCGCGCGCACTATCGATCAGCCTGAACGACACGGCCCGCGATGCTTTGGCCGGACCGATCAAAGACGCGATGTTGAAGGAGACGGCCTTTCCACCGGGGTATCTCGACGACACGTCGCGGCTTGGGATCAACATCTATGCTCGCCCGGACAGCTTGGAGGCGGGCATCGTCGGCCGGCAGCGGGCGACCAGCCTGGCGCGATACGTGACGGGTGGTGTTGGGGCTGGCCAGACCTTCAAACCGGGCCTGATCGTGACGGTGAATCCTGGCTCACCTGTGCCGCTCCAGAGGGCGTTCCTTGTGCCGTTGAACTCGGGGAACACAGGCCTGGCGATCCGGCTCAAGGGCGGCGCGCCGCGTGGCACGGCGGCTGCCATATCGTTGGGTAAGGGCTTGTTTTTGCTTTATGCCGCGTCAGTCGATCAGGTGTTCCGGAGCGTCGCCGACGACCTCTCGGACGTGATCGGCGACATGCTCACCGCTGAGTTTTTCCGCCAACTCGACGTCCAACTCGAACGGTTAGACAGCGGTGGTTAGCAGGAAACTCGACATCTTGCAGGCGCTGACCGCGCAGTTGCAGACGATCACCCCCGATAACGGGTACGACTACGACTTATCGTCGTCGGTGTTCCGCGGCCGTTCGGTGTTCGGCGCGGCTGACGTCGTGCCGTTCCTCTCGATCCTCGAAAGCCCGCGGCCGCTGCCAGAGATCGCGGCTGAAGAAAGCAAGCTACGCCGGTTGAATGCGTGGGCGTTGTTGTTGCAAGGTTGGGCGGTTGACGACAAGCAGAATCCGCTCGATCCGGTGTACGGACTAATGGCTGCGACTGAGCAATGTTTGTCTCAGGTCGCGAGTGTCCGGACTTCAAATGGTCTCGCAGAGTACCCGGATGTTTACCGTCTGGGGGGTCGTATCACGAGTATATCTATCGGCCCGGGATTCTGCCGCCCCGCAGCGGACGTCAGCGCCTTCAGCTATTTCTACATCCCGTTGACACTCCAATTCAACGAGGACGTGAGTAACCCATGGGTAGAAGGAAGTAACTAATGTCCGGCGCACTGTCGAATTTCAACTACGTTCTCGGTCGCGGGCAGGTGTTCTTCAACGCCTTCGCGCCTGGCACAACAACCGGTCAGGGGGAACTGTACATCGGTAATACGCCGAGTTTCGGATTCACCCAGGCTATTACAGATCTTAAGCATTATAGTTCCGAAAGCGGGCTCAATACCATGGACTTCAGCGTGGTAACCAAGAAGGACATCAGCGGAACGTTCAAAAGTGACAACATTTCGGTTGACAACTTAGCGCTGTGGTTCGCCGGCTCGACGATTGCTGCTCCTCAGTCCTCGGCGACTGGGCTGAGCGAAACGGTTTCTGTATCCCCTGGTTACAGCTATCAGATCGGCGTGACGCCGACCAACCCTATGGGCGTGGCTGACCTCGCGAGTTTGACGGCGACGGCGATCATCGAAATCGCAGCCACCGGCACGATCACAGCCACGGCACAAGTCGCAGCGGCCGACACGGTGACAATCGCCGGCCATGTCATCACGTTCGTGACTGCCCTCCCAGTCGGCCCGCAGGTCGCGATCGGCGGCAATCCCGGCGGGTCGATGACGAATTTGACACAGTATATCAATAGTAATTCCCAGGTGATCGGCGTGTCGGCGACCAACGTCGGCAACGTCGTCACGCTGACCGCCAACGCCCCGGGTTTGGCCGGCAACGCGATGGCCCTGGCTCGCACCAGTGCCGGCCTGACGATCAGCGGCGCGACGCTGGCCGGCGGCTCGGCTGGCACGGCCGCGCCGCTCGTCGTCGGGACCGACTGGTTGGTCGACCTAAATGGCGGACGATACACGATTTTGCCCGGCGGCGGCGTGGTGCCCGAGAGCACGATCACGCTGACCTACGCCACGCTGGCGTCGGACAGCACGCTCGTCGTGACCGACAAGTCGGCGGTGTACGGCGCGCTCAGGTTCCGCGCCGACAACCCGGTCGGCTTGAATACCGACCAGTTCATGCCAATAGTAAAACTGATCGCGAGTGGTAACTACGAGCTCAAGGGCGATGCGATCCAAGAGATGACGTTCTCATTTGACGTCCTCACCTTGGGTACACTCAACCAAGTCTACTCGCGTCAACGTCCGGCGGGTCAATGAGCTTACGGGATTACTCTCCACCGACCAAGGTCGTCGGCGACTTCACGGTTCACGGCCTGTCGCTCGACGACCTATCCGGCCTCCTGCAAGCCCGCCGGCAGGAGGTCGAACAGGCCGTCCTGTCGTTCGCGGCAGCGCGGGAACGGAACGAGCCGCTAACGGACACGCTGCTGGGGCTGCTCCAGGAGGTGCCAGACATAACCGCGATGGTGATAGCGCGTGGCTGTGGCGAACCGGATTCCTGGCCGACGGCGAAACTGCTGCCGTTTCCGATGGCCGTACAGGCGCTGGAGACGATCCTCGAACTGACATTCACCGGGAGTGGGGGACCAAAAAAGCTCGGCGAGACGCTGGCAAGGCTGGCCAGCGGCCTCGGGATCAGCCTGCCAGCCCTGGAGTCGCCGAATTCCACGAGCGCCTGAGGCGCGACGTCTCGCTGCTGCTGGAGATGGGTCATCCGTGTGCCGACTGTTATCCCGTCGCTGTCGTGTGGGAGGAGACACAGTTTGTCCGCGACAGGATTGCGGATCGGATTACAACTGAGGCCGTGGTGACCCAAGCAGTCATCGCTTCGGTCTTGAGCGGCGGCAAGATATTGGAGAACGTTCTGGAGGAATTGCGAGATGGCAGATAGTAAAGATATCCAACTATTACTAAAAGCCACGGACCTTTCGTCGCAAACCTTCCAGTCCGTGGCTGCCAGCGTCCAGAAATTGTCGGCCAGTCTTGTCGAGCAGGCCGCCGCAGCCGCCAAAGGCGACGTCTCCAGCAAGCAGCTCTATAACACGCTGCGTCAGCTAGACGAGGCGCGCGCCGCGCTCGCGAGGCAAAACGCCGACATCGAATCCTTCAAGGCACTCGAGGCGAGTGTCGAGAAAGCGACGGCGCGGGCGGACGCCGCCAAGACGAAGTTCGCCGAAATGGCGGCCACGCAGGCCGGCGCCGCGGAAGTCTCCAAAGTTCAAGCAAACGCGCTGATCGAGGCCGGCAAGGCGTCCGACCGCGCCGAAGCGTCGCTGGCCAAACAGGTCCTCAAGCTCGCGGAGTACGCGACGCGGCTTGAAGTCGCAGGCCTGTCGTCGCGCGATCTTGCCGCGGCCGACGAACAACTCGTGGCTGCTGCCACCCAGGTCGGGGCGTCCCGTGCGCTCGCGTCGGAGGCGATCAACGAGTACGACAACAGGCTTAAGGCACACAAGCAGGCGGTGCAGGAGGCGGCCGACGCGGAGAAAGCCGCAGCAGCAGCCACGAAGTTTGACGCCGATCACGCTGCCGCGCAAGCCGAAGAGGTCCAACGCGAGACCGCGTATCAGGAGATGCGCGCGCAGGCGGACACGGATAATGCCGCGCACCATGCCAAGACGCTGGCCGATAGGTTGGCGGCGGAGCAGCGGTTTGACCGAGACTTTGATGAAGCCACCAAGGAGGAACTCCAGCGCCAGGCCGCGTTCGAAAACGTCCGGCGGGCAGCCGAGCTCGATAATATCGCATTCGACGCCGCCGCCGAAGAAAAGGCGCGGGTTGCGCGTATCGCCGCTGCGGAGAAGGAAGGCGCTACGGCCGGCGGTGGCCACGGTGCCCCAAGTACCGGCAAGGGCAGCCAGTCCGGCATGTCGGTTCTTGGCCTCCAAGTGTATCAAGCCAAGGATTTGTTTGACCAGTTAAACCGGGCGATGACTGGCCTAGTGGCTGGACAATCCGTCTTCACGACTGTGCTATACGAAGGCGGCTACGTACTTGAAGACTTCAATATCCGCATATCCAAAGTCATCAAGCTCATCCCTTACCTGTTGCCGGCTGCTGTCGTCATCGGCACGGTTGCCGCCGCACTGATCCGCATGGCGGCCACAAGCACGGCGATCCGCGAGCTTAACGCGCAGTTGGCCGTTTCTGTCGACGGAATGGCGTACTCGGGCAAGTCAGTTGTCGCGTTGCAGCGGCATATGCAGGACCTTGGCGCCAACTTCGGCGAGGCCGGTAAGGCCTTGCAAACGTTCATTCGGGCGGGGATCGGGCAGGCCGATTTGGCGAAGTTCGGGGAGGCCGCGCTCAACCTCAGCAAGACATTCGGGATCGCCCTGCCGGAGGCTGCGGCTAAAGTGTCGGACGCATTCCGGCACGATTACGATGCGGTCAAGCGGCTGGATGATGAGTATAACTTCCTCAGCGTCGCCACTCGGAAAGCAATAAAGGACGCGTTCGACCACGGAGATGCGATGAAGGCGCAAGGCATTGCTTTCGACGCTTTCAATTCGCAGGTAAAGAAGGGCGCCGACATTGCCGAAGGACCACTGACGGTAGCCTTCCAGCATGCGACCACTGCTGTCGGCCATTTCCTTGACGCGATTGCCAACTCCGGTGCTGTGAATTCCTTCCTTATTGGCGCGACGGCCATAATCGACAAGCTGGACGGGGTGAAGAACAAATTCCTCGATGCCACGACCGCTTCTAATACTTCGTCCCAAATGCAAGGTCTGATTGAATCCCGCCAGAACCTGGTTGACCAGGGCTGGGAGAAATCCGGCCTGCTGCCAAAGGCTTTCGACAAAGCACTCGCGGAATACGACGCTAAAATTGCTGAGGCCAAATCCCGCCTGAATATTGCGATGGCGGGGGTTCGCGATGCTGTCGAGCCGGGGAAGGGCTTCAACCGGGAGGACGGCGCGGCACAGTCGCAGAACAACCTGACGGCCGCAACCACGAGGTCGAACAAGGCTTTCTTGGACCAGGTGGCGATTCAGAAGGAACTGGCCAACCAAGTCCGGCATCAAAATGACAATGAAAAGATTGAGGACGCCCGACGCAAAGCAAAACAGGACGCTGAGAAGGCCGGTGTCAACGACACGGACCAACTCAATACGCTCGGTGCAATCGCCGCTGCGCGTGAGAAGGCACGTCTCGCCCAGGAGAATCGCGGGGCAGGGCAGTCTCTTGTCACTGCTGACGACCAACTACGGTCGGCCGCCGAGAAATCCGAAAAAGATAGTTTGGAGGCCCAGCTTAAGGCAATCGACGACCACTACGCACAGCTCGCCGAACGGCTTGCGCAGTACAAAAAAGACGGTGGTACGGCCGCCGGCCTGAAGGCAACATCGTTCGCATCATTCGAAGCAGATGTGGCTGCCAACGAGCAAATCCTCAAACTCGAGGCCACGCGTAAGTATTACGATAACGAACTGAAGACGCTCGAAGCCGACCGCACCACGCAGTTCAAGGAACTCAATGACGCCGTTGCAGCCGGCACGATCACGGCGGCAGAAGGCTACGAGAAAGTCCTGTCTATCTCGACCGCGCTCGGCGCCAGCCTGAAGGACAACGCGGATAAGGCGCTCGCGTTTGGCTTGACCTTGCAAAAGACGCAGCCCGGGCCTACGGCGGATGCTTTCGTGGCTAGAGCGCGCGCTGCACAGACGGCTGCCGCTCCCGGCGGCGCACTCGGCACCGAGGCGAATACGCTCGATCAAGCCGGCCTCCAGCGCATCGACAACATGCTCAAGGAGAGAAACGACCTTGCTGCCGCTTGGAAGGATCTCCAGGAGAGCGGTACGGTCACGAGCGAAGAAGCGGCCAAACGGATCACGGCAGCTTACACCGCTGCCCGCGCGCCGCTGCTCGCGCTCATCGATTCGATGCAGGCCCTGATTGCGACGCAGAAGGATTTGACGCCGGCCCAGCTTAGCCTCGTCACCGCGCAGTTGGCCAAGCTGCGAGGCGAAGCGACCGAGATCAACCCGGAGCTCGCCAAACTTCGCTCCAGCATCGGCAAGCAGTTTGCGACGGAGGTATCAGCCACATTCTCGACCATCGCCACCGACCTGGGTTCGGCGATCGACGGCACGGAGAAATGGGGCACGGCGTTCCGCAACATCGAGGCGTCGATGCTGCACTTCTTCAGTTCTCTGCTGGAGAATCTCGCCAAGACGATCCTAGAGAAGCAGCTAGAGTCTGCCTTCAACAGTGCCACATCGCCCGGCACGGCAGGCGGTGGCGGCATCGCTGCCTCGGCACCGGGATTCCTCAGCGGTGCATGGTCGTGGCTGAGCGCACTGTTCCACGAGGGTGGCATCGTCGGACAGTCCGGCGGCGCCAGCCGCGCGATCTCACCACTCTATTTCGCCAACGCGCCGCGTTTCCACGACGGCACCATCGTCGGCTTGTCGAGCGACGAGCAGGCAGCGATCCTCCAGCGCGGCGAGCAGGTTCTCTCGAAGAGCGATCCGCGCAACGTGCTCAACCGTGGCGGCTCGACGGCCTCCCAGCCGTCGCCCGTGAACATCCGATCCGTGCTGGTCATGGACCCCAGCCAGATCCCCAATGCGATGCTGTCCTCGGAAGGCGAGAAGGTAACCCTCAGCCACATCCGTAGCAACCTGCCGACGATCCGCACCCTCGTCGGAGCGAAGCAGCGCTGATGACCGACACCCTCCCTGTATGGTCGATTGCGCCGAACTTCGAGAGCGGCATGACGGAAACCCTCGAGTGGTTGACCGTCATCCTTCGTTCGCCCAGCGGGGCCGAACAGCGTCGCCGGATGCGTATCTCACCGCGCCGGTATCTCGAATACGACGTTCTTGTCGGCGGCAACGCCCGCACGCTGTACGACCTGCTGCTAAAGTCTCTCGGCGGCGGCAACAGCTTTTTCCATGTGCCCGTCTGGTTCGACATGTTCCGGCTGACGGACGCACTCAGCGGGACGACCATCAGCAACATCCAGCCGTGGTCCGAATACACCGCAGGCGGCATGCTGATCCTCTACAGCGACCCGTTCACCTTCGAGGTGTGCACGGTGCTGTCGGCGAACAACACCAGCATCGTGCTGACCCAGCCACCAGCGACCACGTGGCCGGCAGGGACGCGCTGCATGCCCTTGCTGACCTGTCGCTCGGAGACTGACCCGACGAACAACAAGGCGTCCGGAGCGCTGCTGACGGCGACCTTACGGTGGCTGACGGTGCAGGCCAACGACTACCCGCAATCCGCGCTGACGTGGGACATCTATCTCCAGCAGCCTGTGTTCGACGACGAGCCAAACACGGCCGACAATCTGACGCACACCTACCAGCGGCTCGACGACATTCTCGACAACACGTTCGGCCTGCCGACGATGACGGATACAGGCGGCGCCGGCTTCGATTTGCGTCAGATGACGTGGTTCCTGGCGGGGCGTGAGGCGCACGCACGCTGGCGCTCCAAGATGTACTATCTCGCCGGCCAGACAAATCCGCTGTGGGTACCGACGTTTTTCCACGACCTCGAACTCGCTCTGCCCGTGGGTGCGACCGACACTTATATCTCTGTCGGGCTGTGCGGCTACACGCTGTGCGGCGGCAGCGCCGTGCGCGGCCGGCAGGACATCAGGATCGAACTGTGGGACGGCACGCGCATCTATCGCCGGATCACCCAATCTGGCGTGGCTGGCACCCTCGAGGAGCTCTCGCTTGCACCGCTCGGCGTCGACATCGAGCCATCCGACGTGATGCGCATATCGTTTATGTCCTACTGCCGGCTCTCCGCCGACACGATCACCGTCAAGCATGAGACGGACATTAGCGGTTTGACAACAGCCACGGTGCTGTTCCGCGAGTGCATAGACGCGCTTCCGGTTACCGGTGGCGGCATCATTCCCGGCATCCCGGTCCGCGGCATCAAGTCGCTGCGCGCCGGCACGCAGAATGCGCCGCAGAATGTCAGCATGCCAGCGACCTTCACGTGCCTGTTGTTCAGTTTGTGGCTGCAACCGCTAGATCCGTGGTATGCGAACTGGGGCGAGCTGATGGACACTGCCGACGATCAGCCGTACGGCGGCGTGATGTTCTCGACGTCGAACGGCAACGGCAGTGCATCCACGATTTTGCAGTGGGGCATCGGCGTCAACGTGCCGGGTTTTGTCGGCGGTAATCAGTTCGTCAAGTGGACGCTGCCGAACTGGACCGCCGGCACGTGGCATCACGTGCTAGGCTCGCTCGATGTCACAACAGGCGTCGTACAGCTCTACGTCGATGACCTGCCGTACGAACACATGGGGGCCATGGCGCCGCTACGGACTGACCCTATTTCCCTCAATCTCGGACTGATGCAGATGAGCGTGCCTCTCGCGCAACTCAACCAGGGCTGCCAGGCAGACGCGTATTTCGCAGTGGGCGACACGTTCCTCGACTTGTCGTGGTCACCGAACCGGCGCAGGTTCTCGACGGCCGACGGCCAGCCGACCGACCTCCTGATCGACGGTTCGGGGCCAACCGGACAGTCGCCCGCTGTGTGGCTGACCGTGCGAGATGGCGGCGTGGCCAACGACTTCCTGATGAATCGCGGCATCGGCGGCAGCCACTTCACGTCGCCGATCGATGCTGCGTTCCTCTGCGACGATGTGATCGGGCCGCCGGTCCTGCTCGCAATCGAAGGGCTCGAATCGGATTACAACGTGGTGCTGCCATGAGTACTTTCGCAACGGCCCTGCTGTCGATGTGGATCGAGACGGGGCCAAGCGGCGCACCGAACCCAGTGACGTTTGGGTACACCCCGTTCGCCGACGGCCATGACGGCCTCCTGGGCTGGAAGTTTTTCACCAACGGTGGTCCGGGCGCCGACCCAAACCACAACTTCTACTTTGACTGTGAAGTCGATTGGGGCGACGGCACTATTCCGTATTATGCGGGGTCGCCTCTGCAAGGGTACTCGTGGATCACGCCGCCCTACGCACCGCTCACCTGGTATCACTATCTCGTCTCGTTCGATAGCAGCACACTCCGATTCGAGTGCGCGATCAACGACGTGTTGCTGACGCCGTATCCTGGCCAGATTGCAAACCTGTACGCTAACCGTGTGCTGTGGCCTACCAACGGAAACGAACTGGCACTGCCACTCACCAGTTTCGCGCACGGCTGTCAGGCAGAGCTGTACTGGGATACCGGGCGACCGTTTTTGGACCTGACGGTCGAGAGCAACCGCAGGAAATTTATCAAGGCAAACCTGGCACCCGCCGATTTGGGCACCGATGGATCGCTGCCGACCGGCTCCCAGCCGCAGATCTATTGCAGTGTGCGTCAAGGACAAACGGCGATGGACTATCTCACCAATCGCGGATCGCTTGGGGGCGCCGTGCAATACACGCACGGCGCACCGCAACTCTGCGGGATCGGAGGGCTGCCGACGTGACATTCGCGAGCCTCGAAACCTCGGCGTACAGCGCGATACCGGTTTCCCTGTTTCGGTTCAACCGTTCTGGGCAATTCTGGTACTACACAGACGCAGACAGGACGATCGCATACGCCGGTAACGACTATCTGCCGATTGCGATCAGCGATAAAGGGGTGACGATCTCCGTCGAAGCGAGTGACGATGCACTCGTGGTTGTCATGCCAGCCACGCTGCCTCCTTGTGGCCTGTACGTCGGGTCCGCGCCTTCCGCGCCCGTTAACCTTGTGGTGTTCCGCGGCCAGTACGGAGACCCGGAGGTGCAGGTCGCGTGGGCCGGTACGGTCACGACGGTCAAGAGGACCGACCCAGGCACCGCCGAATTGACCTGCAACACACTGTCGTACGCGCTACAGGCACCTGGCATACGTCTCGGCTGGCAGCGCGCGTGCCCGTACACGCTTTACGACCCCCACACCTGTCGCGCCGATCCGTCGCTGTGGGCCACCATTGGGACCGTCTATGCTGTCACGGGCAACACAATCGTCGCGAGCGCGTGGGCTGGGCATCCACAGTCCTACTTCCAAGGCGGTTTTCTCAGCTTCATCGCCGATCCGGTGACGGGCGCGCTGGAGCAGCGGCAGATCATGGACTCGCTGCCATCCGGGCTCATCACACTGCTCGGTCAAGCCGACCAGATCACCGTCGGGACGGAGGTGACTGCCTACCGTGGCTGTTATCACCATACCGACGCCTGCACGTCGTTCAATAACCTCGCGAATTATGGAGGGTTCCCGATGATTCCCGGTGTCTCCCCGTTCAGCGGCGATGCGGTGTACTGACATGCAGTTCATATTCGCCATCGCACTGCTGTTGATCTCGGCGGTTCTTGGCGCGCTGATGGCGCCGAAGCCGCCGCCACCGGACACGCTTGGCCAGTTCGTATTTCCGACGTTCAGCGACGGCACGCCACAAGCGGTCATCTTCGGCGATGTTTGGCTGCCCACCTGGATGGTCTTGTGGTACGGCAACCTGTCGGTGGAATCGATCTCGTCGAGCGGCGGGAAGAAATGACCGACGTGCTCGTCACGATGCAGCACGTACGGACGGCGGGCATCTGCTCGCGGGGCGCCCGCGAGTGGTTCGCATCGCACGGGCTGTCGTGGCAAGATTTCGTCGATCACGGCTTAACAGCCACACAGTTGCGGGCCACGGGCGACGCTCTGGCAGAGCACGCCATCGTGCACGCGGAAGCGGAGGCCAAGCATGGGCGGTAAATCGGGCGGAGGAACCAGCGGCTATCGCTACTACATGGACATCATGATGGGCCTCTGCCGGGGTCCGATCGACGATTTATGCCAGATCAACGCGAACAAGACTTTGATCGGCTGGCAAGGCGACTTGACCGATGACGCCGCACGGGTCCAGATCAACGCGCCCAACCTGTTCGGCGGCGACCAGAAAGAGGGTGGGATCAACGGCTGGTTTGCCCTGATGATGGGCAAGCCAACTCAAGTCCTGAGTAGCTACATTGCCGGCAAACTCGGCACATGCGGGGCGTCGCGGGGCGTAGCCACGGTGTATTACTCTGGTGAAATCAGTTGTAACAATCCCTATCCGAAGGAGTGGAAGTTCCGCGTCAGGCGCTACACCAAAGGATGGTTTAACGATAACTGCTGGAATCCCGGGCAGGCCATGATCCTGCTGATGAGCGACGTGGCTGGAGCCATCGTCGACACGACGGGAACGAGCCCCGGCGGATATGTTATCACGCCTGAGAACCCGGGTGGTGTTAATACTGGCACACCGGCGATCAATAGTATGAACCCGGCCCACATTATTTACGAGTGCTTAACGAATCCTTTGTGGGGATCTGGACTGGATACTGCGTTGATCGACGATACGTCGTTCACGGCTGCGGCGAATACCCTGTACTTCGAAGGCTTCGGTTTGTGCCTGATATACCAACAAGCCGAGACGTCAGTCGCACAATTTATCCAGCAGGTCTGCGACCACATCGGGGCGGTCGTCTACCTCGACCGGACCAGCGGACTGTTTTGTCTCCGTCTGCTGCGGCAGGACTACGACACGACCAAGGTGATCAACTTCAACTCGGGCAACGGCCTCCTGTCGATTGAGGACACGAGCGTCAGTCCCAACAACCTGCCGAACGAGATCATCGTCAGTTGGCACGATCCGGTGCTCGACAACGACTTGACGGTCCGCGCGCAAAATATTGCGGCCATCAGGGCAACCGGCGCACGGATCTCGGTGACCACGCACTACCCCGGCCTCCCGACCAACGCGCTGGCAGCCCGCGTTGCTGCGCGCGATTTGCAAGCCAAGAGCGCCGGGCTCAAAGCGTACACGCTGGAGCTCGACCGCAGCGCGTACGTGATCGCGCCGGGCGACGTGATCGCTATTACCGACCTGACGCGCGGCCTGTTCAACCTGATTTTGCGCGTGGGCAAGATCAGCATCGCCACCAAAAGCGAAGGTAAAATCACAGTCGAAGCCGTCCAAGACGTCTTCGGCATGCCGCTCGGCGGCTTCACACAGCCACAGCCATCGACGTGGTCGCGGCCAAACAATCTGCCGAATCCTGCCACACAACAGGTGGCACGCGAAGCGAACTGGCGTGACCTGGTACACACCCTGTCCGCTGCCAATCTGGCTCAAGTCCAGCCCACGACGGCGTTTTACGTGTTGGCGGCAGGGCGGCCTGTGTTCAATCCGACGTCCGCCGGCTACGACTTGTGGACGCAGGCGCCCGGCGCCGCGTACAAGGACGTCCGCACAGGCGGCTGGTGTTGCGTCTGCACGGTGACGAGCCCACTGGGCCTCTACGACACGGCGCTGACCGTCTCCGTCGGCAGCAACAGCAGGTCAGCCACTGTGCCTGGCGCAGGCCTGATCGACGCCGAATACGTCTGGGTGACGGCGCTCGACGAGGATGCCGGTACAGCCACCATCGTCCGTGGCTGTACCGACACTGTGCCCGCGCTACACATCGCTGGCGCGCTGCTTTACATGATCGACGACTACCAGCTTGCCGACCCGACGGACTGGGTGAACGGGGAGACGATCAACGGTGTCGCGCTGACGAATACGTCAAGCGCACAGCTACCGATTGGCCAAGCCCCCGTGGCTGCGGTGACGATGGTCGGTCGACAGAATATGCCGTACCCGCCTGGGTTGCTGACCGTCAACAGTTTACCGTACGGTGCGTCTCGCAATCCCGTGGTCGGCGATCAGACAATCGCCTGGGCACGCCGCAATCGTCTGACGCAAGCCGACGTCGTGTTCGGTCATGTATCGGCCGACGTAACGCCCGAACTCGGGCAGACGGTGACCATCCGCGTGTACGACGCCACAACGCACGCTTTGTTGCGCACGGCCGCCGCCACCACAAGCACGTCATGGGTGTATACCGCTGCGATGCAGCTTGATGACGGCGCGCCCAAACGCGCGACGCTTGAGCTGGAGGCAGCGCGCGACGGTCTGGCGTCGTTTCAACTCTACTCTTTCCGTGTTGTGCTCGCCGATGTTGGCTGGGGCTCGCAGTACGGCAGCAATTGGGGCAGCGCATGACTGAGACGGTTGGCGGAAATCTAGGCCTCGCATCCGGTTGGGCAGCCGGCGACGACGGCTGGGGCGCCGCGATGAACCAGAACATGCGGCAGCTCGACGCTGTCGTCATGTTTGTCAGCGGCGTGCCGCCGTTGAACACACCGCCCGTCTCGCCCGGCATCGGTGATCGCTACATCGTCGGCGCGGCGCCGACCGGCGCATGGGCAGCCAACGCGAACGCGCTGACCGCGTGGCAGCTTGACGAAACCGGTGTGCCTAGCTGGAAGTTTTATGCGCCCGAACAGGGTTGGACAGCCACGGTCATTGCCTCGCCGACCGCAGTTCCCGTCGAGTACATCTATCAGAACGACACATGGGCGCCCGTGCCGCCGTCCAGTGTCCAGGTTGTGCTGGAGGCCAACGGCGTCGTGGAAGCAGCCACGACGCTCAACATCGGCACCGGGATCACCGCGGCTTTGGCCGGCGGTGTGCTGACGTTGTCGGTCGATACGAGCGGCGGCAGTACCGGCGGTGGATCGTCGCTCAATTTCAACGTCTCCGGCGACCCTGTGACGGTCAACACGCTCGCCATTGGTTCGGGAATTAGCACCAATCTGACAGGGGATTTGCTGACACTCTCAGTTATCGGCGGCCTCGGCCTCACGGCGGGGACGGTGACACTGACCGGCGTCACCGCGCTCGATGTGGTTGGGGCGACGCTGTATCAGCCACCTGCTCAGCCGACCATCGTGCAGACGGTGTACGGCATCGACGTCGGGACAGCCACTCTGCCGGCGGCGGCGCAGCCAGGGTCGATCATCATCGCGATCGGCCAAGTCGAGATGCAGTCGGGGGTTTCGCCAGCCGGCTACACGTACCTCATCGGCGACGCGGTCAGTGGCGATCCGATGCAGGGGGCCATTATGTGGCCTGCATCGGCGTTCACGGGTCCGCCGTCGGTCACGTTCACGCAGGGGTCATACGAATCGACGCACTGGGCGTTGATCGAAGTCTCCGGTGCTGCGTCGACTGGAATCGTCGGCTCGCAGTTCGGCGGCGGACATCCCTACACGGTTGCCGTTGCATCCGGTCCGCCATCGCTCGTCATAATCGCGAACGAAGGCGCGATAACTGCCACGCCATCGTTGACCCGCACGTACTACAGTGGCGGCTGGATGCTGCAACACCTCAGTGTTTACGGCTCGTTTCCAGTCACCATCACAGGTACAGCCGCGAACAAAGCCGCTGCACTCGTGATACCGGGTAGCAGCGCCGCCGTGCTGACCATCACAGGTGGCGGTGGCGGTGGCGGTGGCGGCACGACCGCTGGAAGCCCGCTTGCCGTGCAGTTGGATGGCACCGCCGAGACCGTGGATACGGTTAACTTCAGCACCGGCCTTACCGGCACCTTGTCGGGGACGACGCTGACCTTGTTTGCCGGCGGCGGATCATCGCTGACGGTTGCGGCAGACGGCACACTCGAATCCGGTGTCACGCAGCTCAACTTTGGCAGCGGCACGACCGTGGCTGTGTCGGCAGGGATCGCGACGATCACGGCCTCGGGCGGCGGCGGCACTGGTGGTGCGGCCGGGCCAAAAGGTGACACGGGCGCACAGGGTGCGACCGGGCCTGCTGGACCGACAGGACCCACAGGGCCGGCTGGACCGACCGGGGCACAAGGCGTCCCCGGAACGCCAGGCGCGACGGGCGCCACGGGCGCAACCGGTCCTCAAGGTCCGCCCGGCACAACGGGTGCGACCGGCGCGACCGGCGCCAAGGGCGACACAGGAGCCACGGGCGCACAGGGACCGCCTGGTGCGACGGGAGCCACGGGCGCGACGGGAGCCACGGGCAGCGGCAGCGGTGGCGGCACGACCGGTGCGACCGGCGCACAGGGGCCGCCCGGAGTCGCGGGGGCCACAGGTGCGACCGGTGCGACCGGTGCGACGGGCGCCAAGGGTGACGTTGGCCCGGTCGGTCCTGCCGGCCCGACGGGCCCGATGGGTGCCACCGGAGCCACAGGGCCAGCCGGTGCTCAAGGCCCACAGGGCGTGCCCGGCGTGGCTGGAGCCACAGGGCCAGCCGGCAGCGGCGGCAGCGGCGGCGGATCGCTGACGATCAGCGACGGTACCAACACGTTGAGCAACGTGTCAACCCTCGACGTGGCCGGTGCGGTGGTCGGCGAAGTGCCGGTGATGCCCGCGGTCGTACAGTCGGTGTACGGCACTGGGGTCGGCACTCTAAGCCTGCCAGCCACCGCACAAGCTGGCAACACGATCATCTTGCTCGGACAGGTCGAGATCGACAGTGGCCTGACGCCGGCTGGCCACACCGTGCTGCTTGGCAGCGTGTCCGGGGTGCAGCCCAACCAGAGTGTCGCGTCATGGCCTGGCTCGGCGTTCACTGGGGCGCCGTCGGTCACAACCACGCAGGGTAGCTATAGCACCGGACGCTGGTGTCTCCTCGAGATCTCCGGAGTGTCGACGCTGGAGCCGCCGGTCGCGGTCCAGTATGGGCCCGGTGCGGTTGTCGTGCCGCTTGGTGGCGCCGGCCGCAACGTGCTGTGGCTCGAGGCCGACGACGGCTACACCGACACTTACAACCAACTGACGGTGGATCACCAGGACGGTGGCTGGTCTCTGCGTCACTACAGCCAACCGACGCCGTACCAGCAAAATGTCTTCGGTGCGCCGACGACAGGCGCTGTTGGAGTTGGGATCTTCGGCGGTGGTGAGCCGCAGATCGTCTTCTCTCCAGCACCGGCTTTCTCGCTCCCGCTGTACGGCGCGTACGTGCCGAAATCGATAGCCTTCGGCGCCGGATTTTCCGCGCAAGTCGGCAATGTTAACGACGTCACATTAGAGGCCGTCCCGAATTTCGCGATCGCTGTGCCTGGAATCGGCTCCTACTCCGGAGCGGCCGGGCTTAATTTTGCCAACGGTTTCACGGGATCGCTTGGCGCCGGAAATATCATCCAGATCAACTCTACTGGTCTGACAGTATCGGACGGCACACAGGATCTCACCGGCATTCTGACCGTCGATACGGCGGGTATGGTCCTCGTGCCTGGTGCCGGCCCAACCAATCCAAGCATAGTTCAGACAGGGACGTTGTTTGCCGGCGGCGGGACACTATCATTCCCTGCCCCGTGCACCGAAGGCAATACTGTCGTGTTCTTTTTCGCCGACAGTACCTTGCCGTACACGCCTGACGCACCGAGGCTGGACGGATATCAGGACGCAGCTAACAACTGGATACAGATCTTTGGCGGCATTGTGAGTGCCGGAAATCTGTCTCCGGCGCTCAACCTCGTCTCCGGCTGCGGTGTCTGTTGGGAGGTTGTTGGCGCAATTTCGCTTGAGCACGTGTCTGGTGTTGCAAACGTTGTAGCGCCGCCCTTCGACGGGGTTCCCGGCTCGCAGAGCTACACGAGCAATCTCGCCAGCGACGCCGGATCGCTGATCCTGACTGGATTCTTCGGCGGCGCAACCGCACCGTCGAATTTCCAGCCATTTGGTGCTGCGGACGTCACGTACACAAGTGCGCTGGTAGGCGATTGCGCCTGGTGGTCTACGCCCGCACAGTTCGCGAGCACCACCAACTACGTATCGCTAAGCACGACCAACACCACTGCGTCCGGTGTGCTACAGGTCGTGATGCGCGGCTCGCAAGGCAGTCCAACCTTAGCCACGCTCACAGCCGTCGGCACCGGGCTGACTATCGGCGACGGCACAACCACGGTGCCTGGCATCACGACACTTGCAGTGGCTGGGCTGACGATTGCTGACGACACTGTCGCGCCGAGGATCGTGCAGGTGTTCGCGCTTGAATCGGCAGGCGGCGTGCTAGCGCTGCCGGCACCGTGCACGCCGGGCAACACGGTCATTTTTATCCTCATGGAAAATAGCGGCGGTATAATGCCGCCCGCTCCAGTTGGATTCGCGCTGCTGGACAGCGTGTATGGCCTCTACGGCTCTTACGCTGGTGTTGTCAGTACCAATCTCACGCCGTCGATCAGCTTGGTCGAGGGGTCCGGTGTTGTCTACGAGGTCGCCGGGGCTGGCGCGGCCGTTGAGCATACGTTCGGCCAGATCAGCCAGAGCGGCTCTGATCTGAGCTATGCGAGCGGGCTGCCGACTGACTCCAATGCGCTGATCCTGACACAGTTTGTCGGTGTGGCGTCAGCTCCAGCCACGTCCACGCCGGCCGGCGCGGTGGCAGACGGCACCTTCACCTCTCCGACGGTTGGCCCGATGAGCTGGTCGCACTCTGGCGCGACTGGCACAACGCAAGCGGTTGGATTCTCGGCGCTTGGCACAATCTCCTACATCTCCTGCCTCCAAGTCGTTCTGCGCGCAATCAGCGGGCACGCGACGTTAACAGCCACAGCCGCGAGTGGTGGCGGTGGCGGAGGCTTCGCGCTCGGCCACATCGGCGCTGTGCCTGCCCTTGCTGACTTCGCCTGGGTGGCACAAGGCGGGGCGGTCGCCGTCCAAGCCGGCGGTCCGGGCACGCCGATCCGGCTGACCACCCCGGGCATCGGCACGCTCAACTGGTCTTGTCTCACTCAGCCACTACCTGCCGGCGGCACATGGACGCTGTACGCCTGGATACAGCCGGACGCATACTACTGGCCGTCCAGCAACGTCGGTGTCAACCTGTGTACAGATGCGACACACGCGTCTGCGGACTTCGCCTTCCTCTTCCAGCGTGACGGGTCGAGGTTGCGTGTCGAGCATCTCGCCAACATGACGACGGACGCAGCCACGGCGTGGATAGACACGGAGTACACCTCCAGAGGATTCGCGCCTATATGCCTTAAGGTTGACTTGCACTTCGGCACGATCAACTACAGCTACAGCTACGACGGCTACAACTTCAAGCTCGTTTACAATGAGGCGATTGGTGCGTTCTTCACGCCGACTAAGGTTGGCATCAGTGCGATCTCGGAGACGAGCGATTCGAATCTGACGGCAGTCAACACCCTGCTGGGCTGGAGCCTCACCGCGACATGAGCGTCGAACCAGAGCCGCACACGCTCGACCCGTCTGCCGCGACGCAGGAGCAGAACACGCGCGCAATACAAGCGTTGCGTGTGGAGACCAATGAGAAGTTAATCGCGCTTCGCGATGTGTTGGTGACGCGCTTCGAGGGCGGTGACAAAGCAACCGTGCTGCTGGCAGAGACGGTAAACCGCGTGCCTACGCTACTAGATCGAGAGACAGCACGCCTTTCGACTTTGTTCGACGAGAAGCTGGTGGCTGAACACCGCCTCACGTCCGCTCTGTTCGTGAACGTTACACGAAGTTTCGACGAGCGTGACAAGCGAACTGAACAGCGCAAGCTCGCCGTCGATAGCAGCGTGAGCGCGGCGTTCGCGGCGCAGAAGGAAGCAGCACAGATTTTGGAGCGGAGTAACGCCGCCGCCACGGCGAAGTCCGACATTGCGTTCCATAAGCAGATGGAGGATCTGAAGTCACTCTTCGCCAGCAAGACGGCGTCCACGGACGAGAAGATCGCGACCATCGGCGACCGAATTACACGGATCGAATTCACCAAGACTGGCACGAATGCCGCGTTGGGCGGTACCGTGACTGCGATCATGACTTTCGTGGCTGTGGTGAGCGCGATCTTTTCGGCAGTGACGTTGATCATGCTGCTGATGAGACGCTAGCGGAGACGTGCATCGCTACCCGCTTGACACGAGCGTATATCTTGGATTTTCCGGATTAGTCCTATGTCAGACACGTCACCCATCGTGCCGCCAATCAAAGGCGTCGTGTTGACGGCGCCCGTGTCTTCGCAGGCCGGGCAGGTCGATATCGCCGTTGCGGCCGCGCGCAACCTGCCGGCTTTGCTCACCAGCCTAGCCACTATCGCGCCATCGCTCCCGGCGTTTCTAGCCGGCAAGTCGCTGGTTGCCGCTCGCACGCCTTACGTGACGGTGCTGGTGACGATCCTGACCTACGCCAGCACGCGCTACGGTCTCGGCTGGGACGACACGACGGTCAACACGATCACCGGCATTGTCCTGTTTGCCGTATCACTCGGGATGCGCTGCATCACCTCGACCCCGGTCACGGGCTTTTTCTCGCGCGCCAAAGACGGCTTACTCAGCAAGTCGGGCCCAGTCTCGAACGCGGTCGTGCCAGCCACTGTGCCAGCGGCGAAGGACGTCGTGCCCGTGCTCCTGATCGTCTGGCTCGCCGGCCTCGGCCTCAGCGCCTGCGCCACGCCGGCCGCCGCGCCGCCCCCGACGACGGTGGTGGTGACGACGCCATCGCAGACGACCGCAGGACGCCTGTACGCCGCCTACAACACCGCCGACAGCGCGTGGCTGGCCTACCTTCAGGAGACGCCCCAGACGGCCGCCAAAGCCCGTCTGGTGGCCAAGGTCTCGCCGTACCGCCTGCAAGCCCGGAAGGCCATAGACGCCTTCGCCACGGCCTCGTTGGCGGGTGCTGCGACTGACCAGGCCGCGGCCGCGCAGGCCGCCGTCCAGCTATTCGTCGTCGAGCTGACAGCCGGCGGAATCAACCTGTAGGAGCACGGGCCATGGCCGGAGCAGTCGTACCGCTGATCATCGGGATTCTCAACGCCGCCAGCGTGATCGTGCCGGCGCTCACAGAGGTGTCGCCGATAATTCAGAAGGGCTTGAGCGGCGAACCCTACTCCGCCGCCGACATCGAAGCGCTTCAGGCGGCGAGTGACAAGCTGGACGCTCAGGTGTCCCTTGCCGAAGCAGCGGCAGAGCTACCACCAGCCACGGCATAGACAGCCAAAAGGCCGGCAAGTTCATAGATTCAGAGGGGCAAACTTGCAGTCCTTATCTACATCAACATACTGCGTAGCTTGTCCTCGATCAGGCGGAGTGCCACGACCTGACCGTGGCTAGGCCACGGCTCATCCGTCCGCAGGAGCGCCGCCACACGGGCCAACAGGCCTTCCTCAGCCCAAGTGAGACGGGGATCACCGCGGTCGAGCAGCAGGTCTTCCAGCCACGTTTGCTCAGCGGGCGCGGACTGCCACGCTACCCGGCGTACTGCGTGCTTGAGGCGATTCCACTCACCGTGCATGCGACTCGATCAGGTGCGCCCGAGTCGCAACGTCAAGCACAAAATAGTCATTGACAGGCGCTAATGAGCCGGTTAGAAGACGTGTGTGCCGGGAAACAACCGCTGGATAAGCGGGGCTCGCCGGCAGACTTCCCGCCGGACAGGCGGCTGAGAATAACGACACGAACGTTCATCCCCTAGAGGGGTCACGAAACGTGAGACTAATCCCGCCGGACAGGCGGCTAGATATTCATCCGTAGTCCAACCGGGTCGGCAAGGCGGAGGCCTACGGCATTGCCACGGTGACGACCGAAGAATCCTACACCTCTAAGACCAGCTTCGTGAATGGAGATGTGCTGGCGAGCTACGCAGACAGGGCCAAAGCTGCTGAGACGCCCGACCAGGCGCCCCAAACCGAGCCCGTCATCCTGACGGGCAGACGTTCATCGACGGCGGACGAAACGCGCGCGAATAACGAGCCGTTCGCGGTGATGGACGTGGTCGCTTTGTGGACCACCGACCAGCATCTGACGGTCAATTCCAAACGGGTCGCAGTGCGCGAGGTGCTGCATGGCATGGTCCGCAAGGGTACGCTGGCTCAAGCGGACGAGTTCGGCTACCGGCGGGGCAAAGCGTCGTGAAAATCTCGATTGAGGCGGAGTTGCTGCTGGTCGCGACCGATATCATCGCCGAGGCCGGTCAGCGTGTGATGGTGGTCAACGGCACGGTGGTCGGCGTGTACACCGGCCGGTTGCCGACCGAACGGGCGGTGGCTGCCGTCGAGGTCGCGGCCAAGCCGGCGCCGCGTTCGCTGCCGGCACCCAAGGCCGCCAAGGGCTGGTCGGGGATGCCGCCACGCAACCCGAAGGGCAACGACAGCGTGACGATCGGCGAATACACGCTGTCCGTCCGCACGCGACTGCGCGAGGCGTCGAAGACGATGCAGCAGCCGAAGCCGATGTCGTTTTCGGATATATGCGGCATACTCGGCATTGCGCCGACCGACCGACCCGCCCGTCTCAAGGCCAACGGCGCGGTCAAAACGCTGGTCGCTCGCGGTGATCTGGTCGTGGTCGGCCAAGCCAAAGGCATCGGTCAACGCGGATTGGCTTACCTCTACGTCATGGCCGAACATGCGCCCAAGCGCGCCGCCAACGGAGCCGACCATGATCGAGCCGTTCCGCTGTCCTGACTGCGGCGCGCGCTCGTTCCACCCGATGGACGTGCAAGAGCGGTATTGCGTCCGCTGCCATCTGTTTTTCGCGGATTTCGACCATCCTGAATTGAGAAAGGGCTTTGTCGATGGGGAAACAATCGGCGAAGGACGATCTGGTCAAGACTCGGCTGCGGACTCTGTCCAATCGTAAAAAAGCGTTCGACACCTACGCCGATCTTTACCGCTCCGGGCATATCGAGCAAGCCGTGGTGGTGGCGCGGATGCGCGGCGGCGAGATCCATGTCATCGGCCAACAGACCCGGCTGTCCGAGATCGGCGGCTTGCTCTACGCGGCGGCGACGGCGTTGGAACAGGCCGAGACGCAGGAACGCGAGATCAAGCCCGAAGCCCATGAGCAGCCGGACGCGGTGGGCGAGCATTCCGGCATGGCGGCGCGCACGCGCGAGGTCAAACGCACTGCCGACGGCACGCTGCAACCGCCGCCCGGCGAGGGGTTCTTGTCCTGCGGCGAATGCAATCATCCGCGCTGGTACATCACGCATTTGGACACGCCGGGCTCGCCGCCCGGCCGCTTCGTGTGTAGCCACTGCATGGACGAGGTCAAGGTGTTCTCAATTGACCACGCGGCGGGGCGCGCATGAAAACGGTCGCGCGCTTGGTCAACGCCGTCTCGCAAGTGCTCGTGCGCATTGACCTGTGGGCCATCGATCACATCGCGCAGCCCGTGGTGACGCGGATCGCCGATGCCGGCATCGCCAAATACACACTGGCGCGCGGCGTCGTGGTGGTTGCGGTGGTGGCCGGCTGGGCGTCGACGGCGTGGCGCCTCGCGTTCGCCCCGGAGGCCGACGAGACATTGTTGCGCGACATGCTGCGGTCTTCAAACAGTTTGCCTACCATGCCGGATTGACGCTCAAGTTTACCTTGTTCCGCGTCAGCCCACGGCTAGGCGTCACCACTTTGTCGCCGAGAGCGTTCGGCGTCTAAACATGCTGCAAAATTTTGGTTTTAGCGCGAGTTTGGCGACTCGTGAACGCACTATAATTCAGGTACAAGCCAAGCGACAGGCTTGGTAGACCGCGATCACGCCGCTTTGCCTTTGTCCCGCAGGTCGTCCACGTCAGTCTGGAGCCGCATGATGCGGCGGTAGAGCGCGTCTGACGTGGTCAACAGGGTCTGCGTGGTCTGACGTTGCACCTCGATCTGCTCGCGCATATCATCTTTGTCTCGCTGGAGTCGGTCGAAGCGGTCCATCAACGCGAACTGGTTCTTCTCCAAACGGTCCATGCGGACCTCGAGGGTGTTGAACCGGGTATCGAGTTTGGTCTCAAGCAGCGCCAGTGCCGTAAGGATTGGGTCGTCGCTCACGTCAACTCCTGTTGCTCAAATGTGGCTGCGAGCGAGAGGCAATCGCCTCCACGTCTGCGCAGCAGTGCGATGATCATGTCGGCGAGTATGGGTGGCGGACGAAGATCTCCGGCGGCCCATTTTTGGACCGTCCGCAGATTCTTGCCGATCTCGCGCGACAGGTCTGACTGCCACTGCGAGCCGTACAGCGCCTCGCCAGCCGCCTTGAGTTCGGCTGGCGACACGAACGTCGCCTGCTCCGTGTCGTAGATCTTGCCGTCGATAAGCGCCTTCATCGTCTCGTCTCCACGCCGTGATTGGCGTGGCGCAATTCTACGGCAGACGTTGTGCCGTGTCAACGCTTATCGTGGGATGCCGCCGAACAGACGGCCGACGCGCGTGACGACGTCGCTGCCGACGGTGATCGCTGGCTCGCTCGCGTGTGCCTTGGCCCACGAGTCGACCTGCTCGCGCGTGGTCCAGCGGATCGACCGGTGCAGGTACTCTAAGGGCATCGCCGGCCTCGGGGCGTCAATGTAGTGGCCGTGCCGGTCCATCGTCTCTGCACCAACCACCAGGGCGTTGCCCACCAGTGGCTGATCCGTCCGATCGGCCAGCCAGAAGAAACCTTTGCCGGGCTTGGACAAACCGTCCTCGTCAACGTACAGCGTGTCGCCGTTCGGCCAGCGCCACGCGCTCTCGATGCTGCCGCCGACGTAGGCCTGCATATCGGCGAGCGTCTGGTAGGTGACCTCGACGATGGTGCGAGCGAGCGAGTCTATATGATATGCGTGCACGGCTCAGTACCTCTTGCCGCCGGCCAGCGCGCGGATCTCTTGCCGATGGTCCGCGCGCGTGGTGTTGTAGGTCAGCTTCGCCAGGATGATCTCCGGCAGCCGCGCGTCAAGCCCGAACCACAGGCTCATGGCCACCGCATGCACAAGTGGCTGACCCACCAGGCCGTCGTGTCCTCGTCTGTGTGCTTCGAGTGCAGCCACCAACTCAGCGATTGTCCGCAGCGCGTAGTCGTCCCAACGCTGGAATAGCACCAGCCGGCGCCACTCGCCCTCGGTGAGCGTGGTGACGGTGGCAAGGTCGTACGCCCCAATCGTGTCGAGCAGCCTGATGACCACGTCAGCCAGTTCCACGGCGTCTGCCGGATAGTCGGGCAGATGTGCGTCCATCTCGCCTTGTGCCGCATAGCCCTCGCTGATCTCGC